AAATTCGTCTCGGACCTGAAATTTGCGTCTCCTGATGGCGATGACCAATGGGACACGCTGATGAAGATGCAGCGTGAGGCTGCGGGACGACCGGCGATGTCCTTTCCCCGGTGCCATACGTTTGTTCAGCAGGTTTCCAATGAAGCGCGGCAGAAGAAGCCGCAAATCAAGTTCTCACCACGGTTGGATCAGGACAAAGACACTGCCGAAATCCTCGAAGGACTCGCAAGGTATATCCAGTACGACTCTCAGGCGCAAGTAGCTTACGAAACGGCCATTGAGTACTCTGCCGGAGGGTCGTGGGGGTATTACAGGTTCCTGACTGACTATGTAGATGATGAGTCGGACGACCTGGAGTTGAAGGTCGTTCCTGTTCTCGACCCTCTGACGGTCTATGGAATTCTGGTACCTGCAATCTTTGGCCGCAAGCCGAAATACTGGTTCATCGTAGAGGACATCCCGAAGGATGAGTACAAGAGCATCTACGGCGATACCGAGATGTCGTCTCTGTCATGGGCTGAGGCAGAGAGAGATTCTGAGGGCTGGGTAGGCTCTGAGACGGTAAGGATCGCGGAATACTGGTGGGTGGAAGAGACCAAGGTGAAAGGCCAGCGACGGCCTAAAGTCACCATTTGCACCTGCAAGATCAACGGCCTCGAAATCCTTCCCGGAGCTGATGGAGAGAGTTCTAAGACGGAGTGGCCGGGAACCATCTGCAACGTGGTGCCTGTTTTGGGCAAGCAGATGATTATCGAAGGCAAACCCAAGCTGTTTTCTGTCGTTAGGCCTCAGAAGGACGCGCAAAAGCTCCTGAACTACACGAAGTCGAGAATCGCAGAGACGCTTTCCACTGCTCCTGTGTCTCCGTACATGGTCGTAGAAGGGCAGATTGAAGGCTATGAGAACCAGTGGCAGAATCTGAATAAAGTCCTGACGCCGTATCTGCAGTACAAGGCTGTGGACGTAGCAGGAAGGCCAGCCCCTCCGCCTCAGAGACAGGTTTACGAGCCCCCCATTAACTCGCTGTCGTCCTTCGTTGTGCAGGAAGTGGACGACATGAAGGCCACGACGGGCATCTTCGATGCTTCGCTGGGCAATAACTCGAATGAAACGTCAGGAAAGGCCATTCTTGCGCGCAAGGATCAGGCCAATCTGACGACGATGCACTATATCGACAATTTAGGGCGGTCGTTCAAGCAGGGCGGCGACATCATCGCGGAGATTATCCCGAAGATTTACGACACTGCCCGAGAGATCGAGATTTTAGGCGAAGACGAAAAGCAAAAAGTAGTCACCATCAACAAGGAATACGAGGAAAACGGCCAAAAGAAGCATTACAAGGTAGCGAACGTAAAAATGTCCTATGTGGTGACGATGGGACAGGCGTTTGACTCCAAGCGCATGGAAGCCTTCGACACCATGCAGCAGGTGCTGGCGACCAATCCAGACCTCATCAACATCATCGGAGATGTGTTCTTCAGGAATTCTGACCTGGCTGGTGCGGATACGATTGCCGACCGTCTACACGCGATGTTGCCTCCTCAGTTACAGCAGAAGGGCGGCGAGCAGGTTCCTCCACAGGCTCAGGCGCAGATTCAGCAGCTCTCTCAGCACCTTCAGGCAATCAACGCCGCTGCGGGAGAGTACGAGAAGACGATCGAGCAGCTGCAGTTCGAGAAGCAGGCCAAGATCGTAGACCACCAAGGCAAAATGGCGGAAATTGCAGCCAAGGCTCAGGCGGATATGGCGTTGGAGGACAAGAAACTCCTCACCCAGATCACCATTGCTGAAATCAATACGAAGGCGCAGATCGTCTCGGATCGGGAATCAGATCGCAATGCTCTGGTAGCTCAATTCCACGAGCAGGCCCACGAGCAGGGCATGGCTGCAATGCAATACCAGCAGGCTAAAGAGCTACAGCAGCAACAGGCTGAGACGCAGAGCCAGCAAATTGATCAGCAGGCCCAGAATCAGGCTGGGTTGCAGGCTCAACAGGCCGAACAGCAACCAGCCGAATAAGGGCGCTGCGGAACGACCCCGCCGCACAACGGGGCAGACTCGGGAATTCATGCCCGACGCAGAGATAAACGCGGTTCCTAAGCTCCCTTTGGGATGCAGATGGCACGCAGCGCCCTTGTGCAAAGTTTTCGCTGGCCCGGCGTAAGGGCACAAAGGACAACCAATGCAGAACGAAGAGACGGTAGCGGCCTCGTCACCCGCAGAAGATGTATTTCGCGGCGAAACCCCAACCATGGAGGAGTTCGACCGCTACAGGAAGACAGGGGAAATCCCCGAGAGATTGAAACAAGCCGAACCAGCGGAATCGGCACCCGCAGACGCGCCGGAACAGACGGCGGAAGAAGACGACGCCCCGGAATCGGAGCCGGAAGAAACTCAGGAGCAGCCACCCAAGGCGACTGAAGCGCAAAAGCGAATCAAGCAGCTACTCGCGAAACAAAAGGAATTAGAGCAAAAGCTGGCAGAAAAAGACGGTAAGCCGGAATCGTCACCCGTCGCCGAAGCTCCCGCAAATCCCAAACCAACCCCAGACGACAAGAAGGCTGATGGCACTCCGAAGTACGCAGAGTACGAGGATTACCAGGAAGCCCTTGCACGATGGGCGGCGAAGGAAGAGCGGGCGAAGTGGGAACGCGAGTACACCGAGAAAGAAGCGCTCAAAGCTCTACAGGGCAAGCTGGAAGCCGCGCGCGAGCGTTATCCCGACGCAGACGATGTGATCTTTCCAGCAGGCGAGGCTATTCATGGGGCCAAGATACCCGCTGCGGTTAAGCAGGTATTCGAGGACTCGGACGTGTTTCTCGACCTTTGCTATGTGGTGGGCAGCGACCCTGACGAGCTAAAGAGCTTTATTTCTCTTGCGCAGAAGAACCCAAGAGCGGCCATCGGCAAAGTCTTTGAGTACGAGCGCGGCATTCAGGAAGAACTTTCCCGCCCGCGCGATGAAAAAGGCAAATTTGCAGCTCCTGAACCGAAGAAAACCAGTGCCCCGAAACCTCCGTCGCCAGTCAATGGCGGGAGTTCGCGCACCTTCGACGTGAACGACGAAAGCCTGTCCGCAGACGCTTGGGCTGAGAAGCGTTGGAAGCAGGTCAGTCGTTAGGAGACCCTAAGTGGCTAACTCTTTCCTTTCCCCGACCATCATCACTCGTGAGGCGCTGCGCTACCTGCACGCCAACCTCAACTTCATCGGCAACATCAACAAGCAGTACGACAATCAGTTTGCCAATTCGGGAGCTTCGCCTTCCGGCAAGATCGGCCCATCGCTCTCTATCCGTATGCCGAACCAGTTCACTGTCCGCAGTGGCTGGAACCGCTCGAATCAGGACATCACTGAGAGCACCCAGACACTGACCGTTTCGACCGTCAAGGGTGTGGACTTTACGTTCTCTCAGGCCGACCTCACCCTCACCATTGACGAGTTTGGCGCGCGTTACCTGAAGCCTGCGATGGCGACTCTGGCCTCGAACATCGAAGCCGATGCGCTCTCCATGCTGCTGGACGTGTACAATGCCGTCGATGACAACGCGAATACCTTCAGCTACAGCGAGTATCCCAACGCCCGCAAGATTCTCAACCGGAATCTGACCCCGGACACGGATCGCATCGCTACGCTGACCTCCACTCACGCAGCCAACTTCCTGAAGGACATCAAGGGCAACTTCAACCCGCAGGAATCTTTGTCGAAGGCATACCTCAAGGGCAAGATCGGTATGGTCAACGGCTTTGAGACCTTCGAGAACACCCTGCTGAATCCCTTCCAGTCAGGAACGGCTGCAGCCACAACCGGCTACACGGCAACCCTGACCTCCGGATCCGCAACTGCTGTTATGGCGGCTGGCTCAACCACGTTCAAGAAGGGCGATATCGTCACCTTCGCGACCGTGTTCGCGGTTGATCCTGAAACCAAGATCAGCAAGAACGTGCTGCAGCAGTTTGTCTTCACTGCTGACTACGCGGGCGGCGCTGGGAATGCTTCGATCAGCCCAACCCCGGTTACTTCGGGAGCTGGTCAGAACGTGACCAATGTGGGTGCGGGTCTCGCTGTGGTGAAGGTTGGCGGAGGGGCCTCGGCCATCTATGAGCAGTCCCTCATGTTCAACAAGGATGCGTTCACCTTCGTGACTGCTGACCTCGTGGACCCGTCCAAGTATGGAGCCTTCGGCAGCCGTCAGGTGATGGACAACATCTCCATGTCGTTTGCCCAGCAGTACAGCATCTCCGATGCGACCCTTCCAGCTCGTATCGACGTGCTGTACGGCTACAAGACCATCCGCCCACAACTTGCCTGCCGCGTCATCGCTCAGTAACCCATCGGAGGGGCTTCGGCCCCTCCTCTTTTCGAGGAAGGGAGAACAGTGACCGCGTTTGATCTGGTAACGAAGGCAATGCGGCTGGCTGGAGTACTCGCTGCGGGCGAAACCCCGAGCGATGACGACGCGAACGATGGCCTCTCTGTCTTCAATGACATGGTGGACTCGTGGAACGCGCAACGACTGGCGATCTATACCACCGAAACCCATGATTTCTCCTTTGTAGTCGGGCAGCAAAGCTACACGCTAGGCACTGGCGGGGATTTCGACATGACACGTCCCGCAAGGATTGACGGGATTAGCGCCATTCTCATCAATAGTTCCGCAAGCCCGATAGAAGTACCGCTGAGTCTGATTTCCGTAGACGAATGGCAGAACAATTTCCCGGTAAAGAACGTTCCTGGCTCCTTCCCGACAGTCTGTTACGACTCCGGCGATTTTCCGCTGAGAACGTTGGGCTTCTGGCCTGTTCCTTCTGAGGCCAACAACGTAAGAATCTACTCATGGCAACCACTCGCGCAGGCAGCCGAACTCACCACGGTAATTGCCGAGCCTCCAGGCTATGCAATGGCGATGCGCTACAATCTTGCCGAACTGATCGCGGCGGAATTTGGCGTTTCGCCATCCAGTTATGCGGCTGCGTTGGTGCATGACAACGCCGTAAAGGGACTGGCGACGGTAAAGAGTATCAACGCCGTGACTCCCTCAATGGCATCGGACCTCACCCCAAATCCGGGCGATTGGAACTATCAGGCATTCATGTTTGGCCTGCCGTATCGAGGTCCCTCCCAATGATTCCGTGCAAGGTGTATTACCCACGGGCTGATAAAGATTCAAGGCCGCAAGAGCCGAAGGTCTTGACGGCCAATAACGCCGATGAGCTGGAGTCTTTACTCAGGATCGGCTGGAAGCTAGAGGAGAAAGACCCGGCGCGATGAAATTCGGCTTTGTTGGGCCGTCCTACACGGCTAAATCGGTCAACATCGCGGCGGAAGAGTGCATTAACTTCTACGCGGAGACCAACGAAACACCCGGAGCGCAAGCACATCTGTCGTATCTTTGGACGCCGGGGCTGAAGCTGTTTGCCGCATTCCCTGATTCTCCAACACGGGGAAGCATCACCACCGGCGACAGAACGTTTACCTTCGCCTCCGACTTCTTTTATGAGCTGTTTGAGGATGGGACTTTCACCGCACGCTCGCCGGAATTGATTGTTGTCTTTGGTGAGCCGGTTTCAATGGCATGGAGTCAGACTCAAGTTCTAATCGTCGCAGGGGGAAGGGCTTACT